TTTCAAAGAAACAGATACTTGGTCGCATTGAAGCAATTCCATCTGCAATCCAAGGCCATAAATGTCTTGGGTCATCTTTTCCGGCTCGCTTGCCTGCTGAACTGAACGGCTGGCATGGGTAACCTCCAGTAAGGATATCCACTCGGTCGCGAAACGACTCCCAAGGGAAGGTTTTAAGATCCGGCCAGATAGGTGCCGGGTCCATGAGTCCCGCTTCCATTTTTGCAACCAGGTTCGCAATGGCAAACGCTTCGATCTCACAAAGAGCGATTGTTCTAAGATTCGGGATGACTCGTTTAAGTCCAAGCTCAATGCCTCCGTATCCAGCGCACAAGCCAACGTGTGTAATTGTTTTGGTAGAATCCATGTCATTGTGATGATTGTTAATACTTACTAGACTTTCCTTTCCAAGATTTCTTGCCAGCGGCTTTATCCACCTTGAAGACCTCAGGTGGAGCGTAGTCCCAGGACACGGTTCCAACTCCTCGCTGGATTATGATTGATCCGCACTTGTTCCCTTCTTTGTCCTTCATCCCGGATCGCTCCGACCTCTTCGCCATCCCAAGAACAAATCTCCGAGGATGATTGAACCCGATCTCCTTCATCACGATGACTTCTCGCGCCCAATTGGTCAGGTCGGATGAACCAAATCCAGAGTAGGCCATGTCTGCCACGCTCTCGGGTTTCTCGTCCTTGCCCTTTGGCTTGGGGAAGTGATGCACCAAGACGATTACCACCCCTGTCTCGATCATGATCGGCTGAAGCAGATGGCGGGTGAAGTTCGCGCATACCTCGATGTCCGCAGGATTCCCACCCATGTACGACAACAACGGATCGACGTACACGATGTCCACCTTGGTCTTCCTGATCATCCTACGGAGCATTGTGGCGAAGTCTGCGCCTGTCCGCACCGTCTCGCGAAAGAACAGCATGTCGGCGCTCTTCAATCCATCGACCCAGTTATGGGTACCAAACACCGACTGCGCCGCTCCCTTGAGGCTGTCATGCTGGTCCGCGATGTCGTTCTCAGCCTGCACGAATGCGACCTTCAACCGCCGCACAGGTTGCACGCCAAACCAATCCGAACCAATGGCCCACTTCAGTCCTTGGTAGAACACCATCGAGCTTTTGCCGCAACCGCTCTGTCCGACGAACAGGAGCGATGAACCACGCCTAAGCCATCGATCCCCTATGAGATTGTCAGGGTCGTTCTCCGGGTCGTAATCGAGGATGCTCTGGAGCGTGAACTCCTGGGGCATGTCCTGAGACTCCAAGTAGTCGGTGAACGCTTCCCAAGTGATCGACCCGACATTGATGGCCAACAACTTCTGCTCCTTGCCATCACGCATCGCGCCGGCAAGACGAGAGAACCGACTCGCGTTCTTGTTCTTCGGGTCGATGCCAATGGCTTCAAGGTGTCGATAAACGATGTCTCGACGCTCTGTCCATTCCGCTTTGTCCGCTGCATCGACCCGTACCCATCCATGCAGGCTCTTGCCGCCTGAATCGATTACCGCGGACATCGGCAACTTGGATTCGCTGAGAGCGGTCCATTGTTCGTCCTTGGACTTCTCGTCCATCTCAACAAGGACATGGCGATACGCTGAGACGCCAGAATCGGATCCGCTCTCGTCGCTGCATGGATTGACGCGGATATAGGAGCCGCGGCTCTCTTGGCTTGTCCACATCGAACTGATGGGATCCGTGAAGTGCTTGGATATCCATTTGTCGCGAGTCAAGAACGTACCCTTCGACGCCGGCCTTCCATTGCCAGCCTCGTCGCAGATGATGTCGTTGCAGATGCAGACCACTTCATCCGGTTCAAAGCACGCCTTGAGGAAGTCAGCGATGGAGAATCGCGTTGCAGGAACCGGAACCGGTTGCGTCGGTTTTTTGACGATGAACTTGCCGGTGGTCGATACAGGCGTGCCGCTCTGCGCGGACAAGAGCCATCCTCTCGGCTTATCGTGTGCCACCTTCGACGCTTCGACTAGCTTGTGGGCCAGTTCGTGCGGTTTCCACGGCGGAACGCATTTTGCGTTGTACTCGTTGAACAACGCTTCCGCGTCTCCATGAGATAGCTCAAAGCCATGCACCAGCGATGTGGCGACGGCGAAAGTCGCTCCATGACCGTTCTGCCCGGTGACGGCTCCAGGGGTGTTCCTCAACCACGCTCTCGCGCGGTCCACATTTGATTGATTCATTCGATTCCAAGTTGTTTGCGCGCTAGTTCTCCGCTTTTGCCAAGATCGGTCTTGGCTATCTCTCGAAGAACAGAATTTGATTTCTCCAGCTTTCCGAAAAGGAGAGCAAGCTCTTTGGGTGTCATCAGGTACTTGCTCCAATGATGTATGCGTATGGAGCGCGTCTGAAACTTCGCAAAGAGCTTGCTCTGTGCATCTATGTATAGATCAGGGTGTCGCATCTATCGGAACGAACCTTGATTTGAACCTGTCACTAGTGGTGACGTGTATCTTTCGTTTTCCATCTTGGATATAAGCCACGCCGGGCCACTTGGTCTCGCCTATCAGTATCTCCACATCATCTGATATTAGTTCAACTTCTACTGCGCTGTTTGCTAGGCTCCTGAATTTCATCGTCATCGAGATGGGAAATCGCGTCCGTAGAACAAGTGCCATCAGCGTCTTGCTTTGGCTTCGGCCTGCTCATCCAGCCGCGAATGATCGCATAGTCGATAAGTTTGGGTGCATCTTTCAAGAACTGTCGATGGGAGATATCGTTTTTCATTTTGTTGTTTTTAGCGACCACCGCCGAGAGCGTGGTGAAGGATGAGCAATGCGTCTGAATTCTTGAGCGTCACGTCGAGATGTGGATACAGTTCTTGTGCCTTGGCACGCAGCTTTCGCTTCCACTCTGCACTGGTCGCACACGATTTCCGTCCACCAAGACCAAGTGGTTCCTGCCAGATCTTCGGCTCGACCCGATGCAGTCCGTATCCTTGAGAGTACGCTAGTCCTTGGACGATACCGTAGTTCTCATGCAGGGTCGCCACGCTCGCAGCAGGCGTCAGCTTGCACACGAACTTTGGAACCTTCTCCACCCAGAACTGAGATTCCGCCATCTTGAATCCGATAAGGATCTGATGGATGTCGGGCAATGATTCAGGCATCGCCATCAGGATGATTCCGTCCGGGGTGTTGATGGCAAATCCTCCACCGACACCTGGATCACACGCTACAATTTGTTTTTTCATTCGCTCCTTTTAGAAACACAGCACCGTGACGTTTTCCGCCGCGATACGTACCGCACTTTTTGTATCTCCACCTTCTGTCCATTTCTCAACTTTGACCCGGCCTTTGACGCGCACCAACGCGCCGTTGCCGATATCAAGAATCTTTTCTGCGACCTGACCCCATGACGACAACTCGAACTCGTCGTAGTCTTCATGGAACCGGCCTTCGATATCAGTCCAGTGACGAGCAATCGAGATGGATCTCCTGACCATCAATGCCCCTGTCTTTGTCTCTGTCTTTCGACTGATTGCTCGTAGCTCGCCGATCAAGTAAACCACGTTCTCGGTTGGTGTCGCGGTTGTTTCGTTCGTAGTTGATTCGCTCATTTTGTAATAAATATACAGCCAAGTTCACGGTAGCTCTTCATCCTCTTCTTAGCATGGAACGCTCCGATAGGATGGAACTTGTCTGAAAAGTCCACGATTGTCGCACAGTTTTTTGTTTCTGTTTTACGAAGAGCGCGGCTTGCCCGCTGGATGGTCTTCTGCGATGACCTACCGCCGCTCACCATGATGAGCAGTTCGACGTTGGGAAGATCCAATCCTTCGTCGGCCAATGAAGTGGCGATCATGGTCCTGAGATTGCCGTCCTTGAACTCTTCCATGTACGAGCGCCTGTCTTTCTTCCCGATCTTGGAATGCACCAAGCGAGAGTTCGGTATGCTCGCCTCGTACTGCTCTCCAAGCGTGATGCGCGGGATCAGGATGAGCGTCTGCATGTCCAGATGGTCCAGAGCATACTGCACCGCGTACCGGTTCCTCTCCTTGTTCTGGCAGATACCGATGTCCACCAGCG